CGGCCCCGTCGCGCCGACCAGACCCGGATCACCCCGCTCGCCGCGATCGCCGGGCGCCCCGCGCTCACCCTGCGGCCCCGGAGGGCCGATCTCGCCGCGCGGCCCCGTCGCGCCGACCAGACCCGGAGGTCCTATTTCGCCCTGAGGGCCGACCGCACCACTTTCGCCACGGTCGCCTTGAACACCGGGTGCTCCTTGCGGTCCAGTCGCGCCGACAGGACCAATTTCGCCTCTGGGTCCGGACGCGCCCGTCGGCCCTCTTTCACCAACTGGCCCTTGCGGGCCAATGAGACCATCGCGCCCATCCCGCGCCATTGGCCTCGCTTCAAGCGCAATCACGCGCGCTGTAAGATCGACAGTTTTTCGTGCCCATGCGGAGATCTGCTCGCACGCCAGCTCCAGAATAGTACGCCTCGGCTCCCCACCAGCCTCATTCACGGCACGCGCCAGGATCGGCCGCTCAGCCGGCATGAGCGAAATCCAGGAGCGTCGCCGCCTCACGCAGGAGCGCGGCAGCCCACGGCGCATCGGCCGGCATCAGCTCTTTTGCCGGCGCGGGAACTGGCGCAACGGGCTTCTGGCCGACTTGGTCCAGCGTGGTCATGTTGCCCTCGACGATATAGACCTGACCGCCAGCTCCCTTGCCTGGCTTCTTTATGTCCTCAAGCTCGGCCCAGTCGTCGGCGTTGATGATCCCGTTGCGGCGCATGATCTGTAGACCCGTCTGCCGCGTCGCGAAGTCGCCGCGCAGCAGCCCTTTGACCTCGAACACCACCTTGAGATTGGAGCGGTTCTGCCCGAACAGCTTGTAGGTTGCTTCCTGCTCCAGGCGCATAGCCCAAGGTACGATTGCATCGCCGACAACATCGATCGACAACTGTTCGACGTTGTTGAAACTCATCCGCAGAAGATGCATGACCTTATGGGGCGGCGTTCCCATCCACCGGCAGATTTCTTCCACCTGAAATTGCATGGTGGCGACGAACTGCGCCTGATCTGGGGTTGAGCTGGTCTGTTCCCATTCGAGGCCGCCATCAAGCACGAGTGGCTTGTGCGCTTTGCCGGGGCCACCGCGGTGCGTTTCATCGATCCGGTCCAGGAGGCGTTTGACGCCTGCCGGATCAAGGCCGGTTGCGCCGGTGATGACGCCGCCGTTATTCAGCCCGTTGCCGAAATACGCCGCCCCGAAAAGCTCCGTTGCCCGGGCCCAGCCGATCGATTGGGCCGCATATTCGATCACGCTGAGGCCGACCGCTCCGTTCCCATAGCCGCGGAGATGAAATACGTCGCGAGAGGCGAAGATCGTTTTGCCTCCGTCGATCGAATAGACCAGTTCACCGACGCCGATCGGCGTTCCCCTCGCGCTCATCATCGGTTCAAGCGCGCGCTCGAATTTGATCCGGTGCGGCTCAATCGGCCAAAGGTTGACTAGCCGCCCGACATTGTCTGTTTCGATCTCTGCGACGCCGTTACCGTGCATGATGGCCCAGCCAACCATCGTCTCCCGAAACTGGAACGGCGAGAGTTCCGGATTGGTGCGCCAGTTCAGGACGTTATCGACCGGGTGCGTATCGACCGGGGTCGATCCGATACCAGTCGATTGCATAATTCGAGCGGGAAGTTGGCCGCAGGTCTGGGTCAGATATCGATGACCGGCCCAGACCGTCGAACTCATCAAGGCATTGTCGGGCGTGATGTAAACACCGGCGACAGTCTGGCCAGTGTAGCGGATACGGCGGCGCTCGGGATACCGCGGCTCTGTGGTCAGCCGCACGTTGGCAATCTTGCGGATGAGGTCGCGCAGCGCCATCAGAATTCGGCCCCTTCCTGCGCGTGCTGCCTATCCTGCCAGCGCTCGAAACGAGCTTTGTGCTCGGCAAAGAGCGGATGTCTCATATCGGCAAGGATTTCCTGCGACCACTCGTCAGTGTCTTTTGTGGATCGCCGCTCAAAGGCTTCGGCATAGGCGGCGGGATCGCTGTAGATGCCCCGATAGACTCCGGTATCTTGCACATCGATCATCATCAGCCGCATTGTCATGATCAGCGCGACCGGGCCATCGATCTTGTTTTCTGACTTTTCCTTGCGTGGGAAGACCTGGTCCTTGCCGTCCATCCGGGATATGACATTGGACATCATCCATGTCATCGGATCGTTAGGTCCGCAGTTGTGCTTCAATCGCCCAGCATCTAGCAAGGCCGCGACTTGCTTCATCGGCTCTGTATAGACCGCTGCCGTCTGCTGAAATTCCGAGACCTTCGCCCCTTTGGTCATCAATCGCGACATCAACATCGTCGCTTGGTTCGGATCGAAGGTTATTTCCTCGACGGTGAACCGACGCCGGATGTCGTCCAAATCTTCCTCTATCCGACCGAAATCAATCATGTTGCCGTCTGTGACGACCAGCTTCGGCGGATCGGCGAGTGCCCAGCCGCGGTAGTGATCCTTGCCGGGCTCCTCGACCACATCTGCGGGCAGGTAATACCTTCCGAACGTTGCGTAACTCCCATCGCGGAGGTCGAATAGGATTTGCATCGCCGCTATATCTTGTTTTGACGCGAGATCGAGGGCGATCTTGCACTGCTCGCCCTCGAAATCCTCCAATCTTAATTCCGGATCGTAGCAGTGCGCCCAACTCTGCATATTGAAGAATGCCGAGCGGGCATTGACCCACAGGTTCAGATGCTTGGTTTTGAACCGCCCCTGTTCGCGAGCGTTCCGAATGGCCTCACGCTGGCGAGCAAGCAGAAATTCCTCGGACACCGAGATATTCAAGTTGGGGTTGGCCTTCCGGATCGCTTCCGGCGACTCCCATTTATCATCCGGATCAATCGTATACTCAATGAACCATTTTTCCTCGTCTTCGATAACCCGCTCAAGGATTTTACGGCAGGTCAGTATCTTGTCAAAACACGGACCCGCCATGTTGTCGCCTGCCGTCGAGATCACCCACATCAAGGGCTGCTGGCGAGCACCCATGCCGGTGAGCATGGTGTCGTATTGATCGGCGGTGTCGTGTTCATGAAATTCGTCGATGATCGCACAGCTCGGCATCGCGCCGTCGCCCGGCTTGCCGATCAGAGGCTCAAAGCGAGACCCGTTCCCGATGATGTGGATATTCGAGGCGTTGACCTCGACGCCGTAATGCTGAAGGAGATCGGGCCGACGTTCCGCCATTAATTTTGCAGGGCGGAATACCTCCCAGGCTTGCTTCTCGGTCCTGGCGCCGGAATATATCTCGGCACCATGCTCGCCATCTGCGCAGAGCATGTAGAGACCGACGCCAGCGCTCACGATCGACTTCCCATTCTTCCTCGGCACGATGGTCACAGCTTCTCGAAACCGACGCAGTCCATCAGATTTTCGCAGCCACCCGAAAGCATTGATCAGCGCAAAGCACTGCCATCCCTCAAGCCGGATCGTCTCTCTCCGCGCTGCCCAGGCACCTTTCGTATGTCGCAACAGCTCGATGAACTTGCAGACCCGTTCTGCCTTCAACGTGTCGAAACGGTATGGCCAGGCCGCGTCTTTCTCGCTCTTGCGATCCCTGACCCAGCGCTCACACGCCAGCCGCTCCCATTTGCAGGCCGAGCGGCGACCGGATAGGACATCGGCCACATAGGCTTCGGCGAGCGCGACGTGCGGATGTTCCACCGGCTCTGTCGGCGAACGTCCGCGCGACGGCGGCAATCGCGGCATCCGACTTAACCAAACTCAGCGAATGGGTTGTGATCGCGTTCGTTCGGTTTTGCCGAGATGCGCGAGCGCGAGCTGGGCGACATCCCAAATTCCACAGCATACCGCATAGTGTCGGCCATCGCCTTGTTCGCGACGCCGACCAACGGGTTCTGGATTGCGTTGCCATTCGTCGTTTTGATGAGCAAGCCGCACGTCAGAGGATCGCGTTTGGCCATTTCAGCAATCGCCCTCTCGGCAGTCATCCACCGTCCATAGGCTTGGCAATACGCAGCGAGCGCGGCCCGATCGATCGCAGTTAACAGGCCAAGACGATATAGTTCCTCGGATACCCGGTCCCACTCGACCTTAGCATCGTCGTTTAGCTCGGCTGGCGGAGACGGCAGCAGAAGCGTCGGCTGCGGCTCGGATCCGTTCAGCGCGCGTTTGCCGGGATTCCCGGTGACGAGTTTTAAGTGGGTAGGCTTAGGTTTGCGTCCACGCGTCGACATAACAACTCATTCCACCCCTCGCAGCCGGGAAAACGCTTGTCTTCGACGCGCCCGCTGTTAGAATTTTATCACTCGGGTCAGGGGGATAAATGTCTGAGAAATCGCCATTAATCGTAGTAAAGCGCAAATATTATGATCAATTTTCTTCTGGCGCGAAAACGATTGAGTATCGGCGGATTCGAGGCTCGTTCACTAATCGCGTTTACTATCCGGGTCGACGGGTCAGAGTAGCCTACAACTATGATATTGGCAGATACCCGTTTCTCACAGCGACTGTGACCCAGTTCTATGCTCAGCCGGCTCGCTCATGCCCAGATCTTATGGAGATTGACCCGACCCTCTCCGCGGATGAGATGATCGCGGCCATTCACCTTAATGTCGATCGGTAGAGCACCTGCGAGGTCAATCAGTCTTTCGACCCAGCAATAGTCCGGTTCTCTCTGGCTTGCGGGCGCTTGGTGACCCCGCCGGAGCGCAGAACGCAAAGCTCGCGCTGACGCGCCGTGCAGATCGCTGGCGTTGATGCTTTCCAAGACCGCCACGTTTGGCTCCTGGCTTTGTACTCCCTGCATTCCCGACGCCATATCGTAACATCCTCCATCGGGGAGACGCGGCCTTCTGCGCTATGATTGCGGGATGCGATGGCGTCGAGTGAAAGCGCCATCCGCGCTCCCACAGGTACATTCCCAACCAGCCGGCCAGCATGCCGCCGATACCGAGGCCCTGATATTCGGGAAGAACCACCGTCCGATGCTCAGTCCAGATGTTGCGAGCAATCGGGTGCGGAAACGGAATCGCGGAACAGAATGCAACACATTCGCCGCCGATAAAGCCGCCGATGCAAACGGCCGTGTTGTGCAACGATGCACTCAGATAGTGATGGTGGCTAAAGCGCGGCCAGACGTTACGGCTGACGCTGCGGATTTCAACGGCGATCTCGGGTCTTCGTTGAACCGACCTCCATTCGAATGCCGCAAGATGAGGTTCGTACACCCAATCTGGTTGCAGCCATTCGATGATGTCGTAATGACAGGACACGGCTACAAACTGCCGCTTCGTTCGTCGAATCGTCTTCTGCATGCAATTCGATGCGATTTTCGCGACCTGGCGATCCACGACCGAAGTGAACTCGTCGATTACCACAAGACCGGCTGTCTCGGCCATCGCGCGTGCCATTGTCACACGAAACTGCTCGCCGTTGCTCAGCACATGAAAAGGTCGAAGCCAATTTGGCACCGAGCCGAAGCCGACCGCGTTCAGCAAGCCAGAGATTTCCTTGATGCCGCATCCGGCCGGAAACCCGTCGATGATGCTGTGATCACCCGACCACTCGAAGCCCGAAACCACCGCGTCGCCGAAGCACTCACGCGCTACGGACGATTTACCGGCGCCAGAAGGACCAACGATCAGACCGACGCTCCATTCCCGCTCATCGAGCGGAAGATCAATCATCATCTCTACCCGGCTTTTCTCGGCCGGCGGTATATCGAACATGCCCGCGATCTGCGCGACTCGCGGCGTCTCAACTATTATGCTTTCCCGGACGATACGAGTCTTCATGCGATTGAAGCCTTGACCTTCAGGCCCTCAGCCTGCATCCGCTGTATCAGCTCCACTTGATGATCTTCATCGCGGCATTCAACAATGACCGCCCATGTCTCGGCAGGCGTGACCGCACCAGCATCGCCGCCGACACCGAGGCCCTTGCCAAGAATATCGTCGAACGAGACGATCATATTAGCGCCGAGCTGTTCCAGGTCCGCGACCTCAAGCTCCAGCATCGCGGCATCCCATCCGGCATCAAGCGCCAGTTTATTATCCGCAAGCACATAGGCTCGCTTCTGTACCTCGGTCCAGCCGCGGGCCACCATGACGGGAATTTCTGCCAGGCCCAGATGCTGCGCCGCCATTACCCGTCCATGGCCCGCGATGATGCTGCCAGCCTCGTCGACCAGAACCGGCGTCGTCCATCCCCATTCCAAAATACTGGCCGCAATGTGTGCGACCTGTTTATCGCTATGGGTCCTAGCGTTTCTCGCGTAAGGCATAAGGGTCGCGACAGGCCGCCGCTCAATCCGGTCAGCCGGCCATGATGGCTGTTCGCTCAAATTTGACCCCGTGTTGCTATTCCGCGGTCTTACAAAATTGAC